AACCTTGCCTACAGTAAGGCATCCGTCAGGGCTTTCGCTCAAGATGAAGCAGCAGCACTCCGCCTAAACAGAGCAGTAGAAAATCTAGGGATTGGCTTTGCTAATCCTCAGATTGCTGACTACATAGCCAATCTTGAGAAGTCTGCTGCCATTGCAGATGATGTTCTTCGTCCAGCGTTTCAGGGTCTATTGACCACGACAGGCTCATTGGCTCAGTCTCAGAAACTTCTTAATGATGCAATCACAATCAGCCGAGCATCTGGGGTTGATCTTGCTACAGTCACAGAAGATTTAGGTAAAGGCTATGTTGGCATTACTCGCGGTCTAGCAAAATACAACACAGGCTTGACTAGAGCAGAATTAAGCACCAAGACCTTCTCAGAGATTTTAGGCATTGTACTTTCTAGATCAGCAGGCGCAGCAGAAGATTACTTAACTACTACTTCTTACAAAATGGAAGTTCTAGGAATAGCTACAGGCAACGCATCAGAGATTATTGGCGAGGGTTTTGTAGATGCTCTAGCGCGTGTTGGTGGCGGCACAGAAGCCAGCGATGCAGCTAAAGCCATTGAAGGCTTGGCTAAAGCATTTAACTTTGTCACATTATCTACAGGAACAGCATTAGGTGGAATAACTAGCGTATTAAGAAACCTAAAGAATCTACCTAAGAATATCTTTGAAGGCTTTGCAGGCAAGCAAACTGGTATCAATCCACCAGTTGCAAGTAAGCCTAAACCTACAGTAACTTTAAGCGAGAAGAAGCAACAGCAAGCCTTAGCCGCCTTAGAGATAGCGGCCATCAAGCGACAAAAAGAATTGAACGCTCTAAAGAATAAGCAACTAGCAACACAAAAGAAATTAGCTGCTGACAAAGCAAAGCAAGCCATATTAGACAAGTATGCTTTACTTCTTGCTCAAGGCCAAAAGGTCTTTGATGAAGAAGGCATCCAGTTAGCGGCTGCCGCACAGGGAAAGCTGTCAGAAGAAGAACGAGTTAGAGTTGCACTTAAGAAGGATCTTTACGATTTAGAAGCTGCAATCAATGAAGAAAATCTTACTGCTGCTGCTCGCCTTTCTAACAGCATAATTGATAATGCTAAAAAGTTATCAAGCCTTCGTGGCGACATGATTAACCTCGGTGACATACCTAACCCATTTAGTGACTGGCTAGCAACACTTCAGGCAATCGCAGCACAGTTAGCAGCCTTAGCTCAAATTCCATTAACTACAACTACCTCAACTGGTATTGGAATGGGTGGCTTTAACGCTGGCACATTTAGAATGGGTGAGGAAGCAAGCAAGGCTGCCGCTGGAATGTCTAACGGTTCAATGAGTGACTTTATGGGCTTTGGAGATTCTCACCTCGGTAACCTTGCTCGTCAAGGGGCAGTTCAAACCATCAATCTTACGGTGCAAGGCTCAGTATCTACAGAGCGCGACTTAGTATCTGCCATTACTCAAGGCTTATATGCACAGCAAGCAGCAGGAACACCAGTTAATTACAGTACGGTGTACTAATGGCATTACCAGCAATTCCTATTGTAAAAATTAACCTGACTGGCGGAGCTTCATTTGGTGAACCTTTTGTGCTTGGATCCAGCCGTCTAGGTTTTGCCGAACTCGCTTCTGGCTCGACAGTAATTGTTGATGTATCTAATCAGGTTTCTAAGATTGATACTCGTAAAGAACGCAACTTATTTCAAGACAAGTATCTGTCAGGCACAGCAACCGTTCGCATTATTGACGAAACAGGCGCGTGGAATCCACAGAATGTTTCAAGCCCTTATTATCCTAACCTAGTACCTTTACGCTCTATTCAGATTTCTGCCGATTATGGCGGCACAAATTATGGAATCTTCAAGGGTTACATTACAGAATACCTTTATACATATCCGCGCGATCAAGAAATAGGATATGTCGATTTAATCTGCTCGGATGGATTTAAACTGCTATTTAATTCTAATGTCACTACTGTTACAGGACAGGCAGCAGGACAAGACACAGGTACACGCATTGACAAAATCCTCAACACAGTGGGCTGGCCTGTAAGCCAAAGGTCAATTCAAACAGGAAACACGACATGTGTAGCTGATCCTGCAACCGTTCGCACAGGACTTGCGGCTATTCAGCAAGCCGAGTTTACAGAGCAAGGTGCTTTTTATGTGGACAAGTCTGGCAACGCTGTATTTAAGAATCGTCAGTTTGTTTATGACGCTCAGGGTGTAGCACCTACTAAGTTCTCAAATGCCACAGGATCTACAGACATTTCTTATTCTGGAATTACATTTGCCCACGACGATAAAACGATTGTGAACTCATGTAGCGTGACTCGCATAGGCGGAACAGTCCAGACCTATTCCGATGCCACATCTATTGCACAATACTTTTTACACTCAGTCACGGCAGAACAAATGCTTATGCAGACAGATGCCAATGCCCTAGCTCTAGCAACCGCCTTTGTTACAAGCCGCAAAGACACCACCATCCGAATTGAATCCATCACGCTTGACTTAGTAACCCTTGCTTATGGGGCTGGCATAGTCGCAGCTTTGGATCTTGATTATTTTGACACAATGGAAATCACGAATGTGAATGTGTCTGGAACTACCATTGTCAAGAAGCTTCAATGTCAAGGCATAGCCCACAGCATCACCCCAAACACATGGAAAACCACATTGACCACGCAGGAGGCTTTACTCGATGTTATGTACTAGAATTGACCCTATGAAAGAGGTGTGCTAATGGCTGTCGGACTTCCACTAAAAACGACCTATGCGGATGGAGATGTTTGGTCTGCATCGGACGCCAATGATATTACTGGCACAATTAACACTACGGCTGCGCCTTATGCTGCTGGCAAGAACAAAATCATTAACGGTGACTTTTCAATAAATCAAAGAAACTTTACAAGCACAACTACTTTCGGAACTTATGGATTTGATAGATTTAAGTTGATTTCACAAGGTGCTGGTGGTACAGCAACATATTCTGCACAAACTTTTACCACTGGAGCAGCACCAGTTGCAGGATATGAAGGTGCTAATTTTGCAAGAATAGTTACTGCATCTTTTACTACAACAGACAGTATAACTCAGTTAAATCAAGAAATTGAAAATGTTAGAACCTTTGCTGGTCAGACTGTAACTGTATCTTTTTGGGCTAAAGCGGCGAGCGGAACACCTAAGATTTTGCCTTATGTTGCTCAGAACTTTGGAACAGGTGGTTCTCCATCTACTGAGGTTCTTACTGGTGCGGCTGCTGTACAAACAATAACGACCTCTTGGGCAAGATACAGTTTTAATATATCAGTACCTAGTATTAGTGGAAAAACTATTGGAACAACTGCTAACACAAGTTATTTAGGGTTGCGTATTTTAGTTTCTTGCGGCTCTAGTTTTTCTGCTCCTTTTAATACTGTTACTGTACAAAATAATACTTTTGATGTTTGGGGTATTCAGATTGAACAAGGCTCAACTGCCACAGCCTTCCAAACTGCAACAGGTAATCCGCAGGGTGAATTGGCTGCTTGCCAAAGGTATTACTGGAGAAATACATCTCCAGGTCTTGCTAATACACGCCACTCTTTATTTGCTCCTGCCGCATCAACTACACAGATTTACTTCCAAATACAAAACCCAGTACCAATGCGTGTAACACCAACCGCTATTGACTATAGCGCATTAGTTGCTTACGACAATGTTGGAATTGGAAATACAATTACTCCAACTATTGACGCCAATGCTAATAGTTTTTACACAACAGTTACAGCAACAAGCACAGGTTTAACTCAATACAGAAGTTATTGTATTTTGGGTAATAGCGGTACTTCTAGCCTCGGATTAAGTGCGGAGTTATAAAAATGGACAATGTATCTTTTATTGAAGTAGAAAACCTTGACGGTTCTAAAACTACTCACGCAATTATTGACCGAGGCAATGGAGAATTTACTTCAATGCTTAAATCAACCTATGACGAAATGATTGCAAAGCAAGATGAAGCCTCTACTCTGTAAAGCAGGGCAACAACTTCGTGAGCAGATTGATGATTCCTTTCCTGACCGCGATAGAAAGTCTGATGGTTGGATAGGCGATGCGCGCCATCAACGAGCAGGTACGAGTGACCACCTTCCCGATCCGATTAACGGACAAGTTCGGGCTATTGATGTGGACGCGAATCTCGACTCACGAGCCAATACAAGTGCTTATCTTGCCGATCAGATTCGTGAATGTGCCAAGCGCGATAAAAGAATCTCCTATGTCATCCATCTTGGAAAAATCGCATCCAGAAAAACATTTTTCCGTTGGGTCAAATATCGCGGAATCTCTCCTCATAATCATCATTTCCATGTCAGTTTTACTAAAGAAGGCGACCAGAACGGTAGCTGGTTTGATATCCCGATGCTAGGAGCAACAAATGAAAATCAATAAAAACACAAAGAACGCAATTAAGTCCTACCTTAAGGCAGTTGCTATCTCAGCAATCACTTTAGGACTTGCGCTCGTTGCTGATATCCGTCCTGAATATGCAGTCCTTGCTTCTGCTTTAGTTGCACCTATTGTCAAGTATCTAGATCCGTCTGATGACCAAGTGGGATGAGCCCTCAAGATTGGGCGGCTGTTGTAGCTGTTTCT